CCTATGGGCGATACAACTTAAACGGTACTTAGAATCGTTCTATACAACCTATAGGCGATACAACCTATGCGGTACTTAGAATCATTCTATACAACTTAAAGGAGATACAACTTAAACGGTATTTAGAATCGTTCTATACAACCTATAGGCGATACAACCTAAAGCTGTATTAGAATCGTTCTAATCAACCTAGAGGAGATCACCTTAAAGGAGAGCGAGTAAACCAAAATACACTCAACCTAAAGGCGAGTCTCTGAGTCTGACTCATAGTATTACTAAGACCCCTACCATGGGAAATAGCCGGACCCCTACCATGGGAAATAGCCCCTCCCGTGGGAAATAGCCTGACCCCTACCATGGGAAATAGTCTGACCTCGCTTCGCTCATGGGGGCTGAGTCATAGTCATAGTAATACTATTACCCCCACCGTGGGAAATGATCTTAGTATTATTCTTGCTCCGCAAGCGGCTCAGACTCTTACTAATAGTAACACTATGACCCCTACCGTGGGAAATAGTCTTAGTAATCATATGTTTAATAGTCGTAGCTCATCCGTTTACTCAGGAAAATACTAAGACTCGGACTAAGAGTGCGCACCCTTTTAACCTAATACTTTTGTCGCCCCAGAGTACTCAGAATCGTTTCTCTGACAATAAATCTGACCTTAAACCCCTGACAACAAAAGATATTCCCCCAGAGCCTTTTCCCGCCGACCATTATGATGTTTACTCATAGAAAAACTATTGTGATCACAGGCTGGGAATTTTGTGATCACAGACTTTTGCATTTGTGATCACAATAGTTTAACTCTGAGAAAAACTATTAGAAACACTATCTTATTGACTTCTGGGGCCACTTCTGGTAGGTTGATCTTGGGTCAGAATGCCTTTGACCTGCTCACTCTGAGCTTTTACTAATAGTAGAACACACAGGAGAACTAATATGATCAGCTATGATTTAGCCGACCGTTACATCCCAGAAATGAAAGTCAGACCATGGGATAAGGCGCTCAAGCTCTTCCCTGACTATGACCTAAACTCTAGCCCAGACAGCTTAGGTTTAGCTCGTAGGGTCAAGACATGGTTAGAACCCAGAGTAAAGCGCATAGCACTTCAGGAACTAGATGAAATGTGCTACATTATGAGACGTGCCCGTCAGACAGTCTTTACTGCCTTAGAAGATGGGGAACTAAGAGAAGACCATGCCCAGATCCTAATAGCTATGATCAAAGAACTGACTGAGGAACGAAAGATCTACATGCTTCAGGCAATAGAAGTCATAGGAAACACTATGCTTCCTAATCTTGAGCCTAAGTCTTCCGGTTTCATGGTTCTCTGGCCAGATCAAAAGTGCAGAAACAAGGGCAGAGAAGGTCGCATAATGGTGCGGTCTGGCAAAGGTATTAGACGGATGTTCCCCTGCCTCTCTGATAAAGAGATAGAGATGCTTAATGACGCCTACCGTCACGAGTTCTCTGTCAAAGAACTGACTATTAAGTCTGGTAAGACCAGAGCTGATTTTGCTCATGCTAAGCATGGAACTATTGGTAAGGTCGAGAACCCTGATACCGGACATGCTCGGAAGAACCTTAATAATAGTTGCATGAGGTATGATTTCACTGAGCGTAATAGATTACCTCACCAGCCCACGGAAGCATATGCCTCTGGGGACTTTACTATCTATTGGTCAGAGGACGATAAGGGTCACATATGCAGTAACTGCATTGTCTATGACGGCTCAGAGAACGATCCTGTTGCCGCACCAATATACGGCGTCTGTGAGAAGTCTATGGACAAGCTGCAAGATCACCTGTCTGACTTAGGTATAGAGATGTACTCTTATCACAATAACAAAAACTGGCACGGTGCGCAGCTCTTACGCTTTGATCATGGTGAAGACCAATACATCGCCCCATATCTTGACGTTGCCCCACAGTCTCTGACTGCAAGCGGCTGCGGTGAATATCTGACTGTTGATAGGAACGGCGAGATTAGCGCCACCACTTACCAAGGTATACTCTATGGTAATAGTCAGAGGTGTGATATGTGCGATGATAGTATTCGCAGAGATCAACAGATGCACTTCAACGACAATGTGTACTGCCAAGACTGTTACTCTGACAATATCAGCAATTGTAGCTATTGCGGGGATGATGAGGCTAACGACGATATGACGACCGTCCAGACAGCTTCCTCTGACTATGAAGAGTACTGCCCTCATTGTGTTTCTGATCAGACCGTTACTACTATTAACGGCGAGACTTGGCTAGAGGAAGATACTCTGACAACTGCAGACGGTTTGACTATTAGTTGTGACGATTTCGATAACTACTACTTTACCTCTGACTGGGACGGCGAAATCTATCATACAGATCGTAGGGCAGAGCTAGAGAACGGCGATGAGGTCGCAGCCTCAGAGCTAGTCGACAACGGTAACTATTATTATTGTGACACCGATGGTGTCTGGAAAGAGAAGACAGATGACAACTCAGATGACCTCGACCCGTCAACCCCTAATACTGAAAGCTAGGTACAGAATGCACAAATTAGTAGAAATGCTGGCGTTCTGTCGCCCACAAGCGTCACTCACTCAGAATGATTTCTGTGACAAGTACCTCAGACCAGTGTTCGGTCAACCTGACCGTGAAGGCAACTATATCCTAGTCATAGGCAATGCCCCTAAGGTTTGCTTTGCCAGTCACCATGACACCGTCCACAAACATGACGGCATACAAGAGGTCTTAGTCAAAGGCGATACCATATCTCTGCCACCACTGTCCGACAGTTCCTGCTTAGGTGCTGACTGTACCACTGGCATATGGTTGCAGCTAGAGATGATCAGAGCAGGTGTCGAGGGTGTCTATGTTTGCCACGCCTCAGAAGAGATAGGTTGCATTGGCTCCAAGTATGTAGTCGATCGATCACCCAGATGGATGCAAAGACTAGATGCCGTAATATCATTCGACCGCAAAGGTACGGAATCTATTATTACTCATCAGATGGGCCTGCGCACTGCCTCGGATGCCTTTGCTTTATCCCTAGCAACTGTCTTAGGTTTGCCTCTGCGTCCAGATGATACAGGCTCTTATACTGACAGTAACGAGTACGCCTCAGACGTATCAGAGTGCACCAACCTGTCTGTCGGTTACTATGCTCAACACACTAAGAACGAGCATCAGGACGTGTATTACTTGCAACAGCTCAGAGACGCACTCATCGCTGCTGACTGGTCCAAGCTAGTCATAGCCCGTGACCCTAGTATCTCAGAGTTCAAATATCAGGCAGGCGGCTATGCCAGTGACTGGGTTGCAGGTAATAGACGCATAGCCAGTAACGCTTACTTTGATGACCCATACCTATCCAATGTGTCTAACTCAGAACGTGACGAGCGTGACGATATCACAGACCTTCTCCGAGAATACCCTGCGCAGGTCGCAGACTGGCTAGACGCTAATAACATCACCTATGATGACCTCATCCAAGAGCTAGACATAGTAGATGTAAAAATGTCAGGCCGCACTTACTGGTAATACTGACCTATCATACCTGACCTAAGAGGTCCGCTCAGAGATAACAGTCTGGGCGGGCCTTTTTGGGTGAGACGGGCAGGCCGCTACACAGGCCGTGAGAGGCCCACTACAAGGCCACGTTGCCAATCGAGCGGTAACCATAGCCAAAACCACTGACGGGCCCACACGGGCCGCATATGCAGGCAAACGCCCAGATCGGGCTAACTATGAGGTATACTATGAGCAGAGAAGAGATAGACACAAGCTGGTTAGAACACTTAGATACAGTCATAGCTCAGAACCCGACAGAGAAGGCTTTTGACGAGGACGTTAACGAACTAATAACTGAAATTATTTGGTCGTGCCCTGTCCGAAACCTCGGGCATTCTACTATTACACAACTCGCTTATCATCACGATAACAAACCTCAGAGGAAAAGATAATGAAAATACGCATACACGTTAACCAACACATAATCAGAGCTAATGCCAAGACTGGCAGGAATGATCCGACTCTGACTGCTAAGACCTATAAGCATAATTACAAAGTGCATGAGGTAGACCTGCAGGTCAGCTCAGAGGTAAAGTATGAGCCAGACCACCCACTGCCATGCGGGGCAAAGGTCTGGATCGAGGCAGAGGCAAGCAAAGTATTACCTGCCACTATTAAGGGGAGGAAGATTCTTCATGTTGTATAAGACTCATATTATTATTCTGATTATTGTTCTGACTATTATTATGACTAAGGCTCTGAGTATTACTCAGGGTCTTTTTCTTTGTCTTGTTCATACTATCATTAAGACTATTACTCTGAGTCTTACTAATACTATGAGTCTTACTAATACTATCATTAATACTATTACTCTGAGTCATACTAATACTCTTAGTCATACTCTTTGTCTGACTCCCAGGAATATTAATACCCCTACAATGGAAAGCCCTCCGTGGGAATTTGGCCCCTCCGTGGGAATTTAGTGTGATATATTTGTCACCCCTCCGTGGGAATTTGTACCCTCCGTGGGAATTTGCTTGCACCCTCCGTGGGAATTTGATTTAGTGGCGGCAGAGGAGAAAATAATATGATAAGCAGAAATTTGTGGACCCAAACACTAGAGAAGTGTAAGGAAGATTACCGAATAGTAAGGAAGGAGGCAGACATGTGGGAGAGAGAAGCCAAGCGTTTGCTAGTAGAAAACCATAAACTAAAAGCACAAGTAAAACTGTGGAAAGGTACAGGACTATGATAGAAGTAACATACATAGACCACATGGGCAGTGACCTGTCTGTAGTCAACGCAGCTAGGGTAAGCTTTGGCAAGACACACAAAGCTATGACAGAGGGTGACACCAAGCTAATAAACTACCTAGCCAAGCATAAACATATGTCACCTTTCGGGCATGCTTTTGCTTCCTTTCATGTCAAGGCGCCAATCTTTGTAGCCCGACAACTGGTAAAGCATAAGTTCCTGCGTTGGAATGAGATTAGTCGTAGGTATGTAGACGACACACCTGAGTTCTATGAGCCCGATGCGTGGCGTGGGCGTAGTGATGATAAGAAACAGGGGTCATCTGACACAGAGGCAATGTTTATGGAAAATGGACAGGTTATAAGTTCTGTTGCCATTAGCCATAAACTTAGTAGTCTGAAACTGTATCAGAACATGATACATGCAGGGATATGCCCAGAGCAAGCACGTATGATACTACCACAAAACACCATGACAGAGTGGTACTGGTCAGGCTCACTAGATGCCTTCATAGACATGTGCAACCTTAGATGTAAACCCGACACACAATATGAAACAAGGTTAGTAGCAGACTACATAAGAAGTGAGATGATCAAATTGTTTCCAATATCAGTAGAGGCGTTAGTTAAATGAAGATTGAATGGATAGACCAATACACGTTGTACATCACACACAACAACTACATGTACTGTGTGTTTGAACAAGATGGTAAAATCATTATGGAAAGTAGAAAGCTACCCACTAGTGACTAACATAAGTTTAACATAAGTTATTACTATTATGTTTAATACTAATAGTTAAAAACTTATGTTTAACTAAAGGGTACTTAAGGTAGATGGAGTTTTATTTTTTGTTGTCAAGGGGCAGATAAATATTTATTTTCTACTTGTATCTTTGTTGCCATATGATATGTAGATCATACTAGAAGTTTATGACCTGAGCGTCATAGGAGAATAACATGACGGAAGTACCACACCAACCCTGCCCCTTCGTAGACTGTGGCTCATCTGACGCTTTTGCCTACAATACAGAAGGCTACGGCAAGTGTCACAGTTGCGGACAGGGTTACCCTGCTAATAAGTCGCACGAAATATTTGATTGGGCAGACGATAAGTACCCAAAGAAAGAAAGAGGAAACATGGGCGAACATATCCCGACCACCAAGACCATACTCACTACAGGTAAGGGTAAGTATGTAGACATGAGGGGCATCAAAGCCTCTGTCATGGAAGACTATGGTGTAATGACCTTTGATACCACACAAGAGTACAAGTACCCTAGTGGTGGCGTGAAGGTTCGTAACCTTACAGAGAAAGGCTTCTGGGCTAAAGACGGGTTCAAGGGTGACGAGTTGTTCGGCATGAACTTCTTTACCGCTGGATCATCTAAGATGTTGACCATCACTGAGGGAGAGCTGGACGCCCTGTCTGTGTCCCAGATGCTTAAGTCGGGTACCTACACTAACCCTGTGGTGTCGTTGCCCTCTGCTACCCCCTCTAAGAAACTGTGGGAGAACTGTAGTGAGTGGATCAACAGCTTTGAGAAGATCATTATCAGTGTTGACGGTGATGAGGCTGGCAATGCTATCGCCACTAAGATATCAAAACTGTTCCCTAACAAGACCTACCGAGTTTCGCATGACAAGTACAAAGACGCTAACGAGTTTCTACAGGCAGGGGCTGGACAAGAGTTTAAGTCTGCTTGGTGGAACGCTAAGAAGTATGTTCCTGACAATGTTCTTAACACTGCTGATCAGTTCCTTAAGCTGTTTAGAGAGACTCCCGACCATCAGTTTGTGCCTACAGGTATCCAATCCCTTGACGACAAAATCATGGGACTCATGCAAGGTCACTTTACCGTCATTAAGGCACCCACTGGTATCGGCAAGACAGAGGTAATGCGGTACTTAGAGTACAACCTGATCCAACGGGATGTACCCTTTGCCAGTTGGCACTTGGAAGAGACAAAGCTTAGGAGCCTCTTAGGGCTCGTTAGTTACAAGCTGGGCATGAACGTGACCCGAAGAGACCTGATCGACGCTGGTGGTGCTACTGAGCAAGTGGAAGATGCCATTCGACAGATAGCTGCCAACGAGTGTATCTATCAGTTCTTCTTGGGTGACGGTCAGGGTACTGAGGAGTTGTGTGATCAGATCAGATACTTCCGTGAAGCTTGTGGTGTTCGTTATGTATTCTTTGAACCTATCCAAGATGTAGTCTCAGGTCGAAACGAGAGTTCTAAAGAAGAGTTGTTGTCGGACTTGTCTGTGCGGTTGTCTAAGTTAGCAGCAGAGCTTAACGTAGGTATCATTACTATCGCACACACTAATGACGATGGTGATCCAAAGTATTGTAAAATGATTGGACAAAGGGCTTCAGTTATTATAGACTTGAGCAGAGACAAAGAAGCAGAGGACGATCAGGAAAGAAACACAACGACCTTGAAAGTGGAAAAGAACCGCCCATGTAGTGAAGAGGGTTACGCTGGTTCACTAAGGTTTAATATGGACACTTTTACTTTACAGGAACTAGACTATGGATAATACAATACCGATAGATGATGACATGGACGAGCAAGACTACTATAACTATAACGAAGTTTACACGGTGATCGTACCAGTGCTTGACGGGCCACAAGATATCATAGTAAGGTTAGGCATGGACGATAAGTACAACCCCGAAGCTTGGACACTACTGGGAGCCTTTGGTGACAGTGATGGTACCGAGTTTGATATTAACATAGAGCAATACTGCATGGCTATAGAGTTAGTGCAGACAATACACAGGAGATTGATATGACTGCTAGTAAGGTATGTAACACGTGTGGCGGAACTTTCCCCCTCACAGAGTTTCACAAAGCCCCCAGTATGAGAGACGGTAGACGTAGCGACTGCAAGAGTTGCTACCATTTAGAGTTAAGTGTTAAGTATGCTTTGCGTAAAGGCTTTGCAGCCTTGAAGCCTGCCGCTTGTGAGTGTTGTGGCAAGGTTTCAAAGAAACTTAACATTGATCACGACCACACCAGTAAGATGTTCCGAGGGTTTTTATGTCCCTCCTGTAATGTTACTATTGGTCGTATGGGTGATACCCTTCAAGGTGTCACAGACGCTGGTGCCCATAGGATGTTTGTTGACTACATGAGACTTGCTCAGTTGCGTATGGGGGTTACTTGGGCGGCACACGGTAAGCATCAAGGGAGATGACTATGACTGTATTCGATATTGAAACTGACGGGTTCTTGGACAAGCTAACCAAGATACACGTTGTAAGCTATAAGACCCCTGACATGAGAGACCCTGTGTCTATCTTTGACTATGATGAAATGCGTAAGTTCTTCTTGAGCCAAGAGACACTCATCGGACACTTCATTGTAGGCTTCGATGTTCCTGCTATCGAAAAGGTCTTGGGCATTAAGATCACTGCAAAACTTATCGACACACTGAGTGTCAGTTGGTACCTGTCACCAGAAAGGGGCAGTCATGGTCTTGCATCTTATGGTGAAGACTTCGGTGTGCCTAAGCCTATAGTAGATGACTGGGACAACTTGTCGCAGGACGAGTATGCTCACCGTTGTCAGGAAGACGTGAAGATCAACTCTCGTCTGTGGAGCATTCAAGAGAAGAAGCTTGACCGCTTGTACATGCAGGAGTCAGAGAAAGTTAGGTTCTTGTCTTACCTGACAACCAAGATGCAGACTGCTAGAGAGCAAGCTGACAATGGATGGCGGGTAGACTTACCTAAAGCTAACGCCCTGTTAGTTGACTGGGAAGCAGCCAAGGCAGTTAAGGTCGATCAGTTAGTGCAAGTCATGCCTGAGAAGCAACACTGGGTTATGAAACACAAGCCAGCACTTGAGCGTATGACCCTTAAGAACGGCCTACCCTCTGCTGCTGCAACTAAGTGGTTTGAGTTGTTGGCGATGGCTAAGTATCCTATGACTACAGAGAGCCTACGGGTGCTACACAAGACTGATCCAGCCAACCCTAACTCACCAGATCAGGTGAAGGACTGGCTGTTCTCTATGGGTTGGGAGCCCTGTACGTTTAACTTTATTAAGGAAAGTGACGGCGGAGCTGTACACGTAATTGAAAGGAAGGTACCACAAATTCGTAAGGACGGTGAGCTGTGTAACAGTGTTAAGCGTCTTATAAGTGTCAATGGTGATGTAGCATTACTGGACGGCCTTACTGTGTTGTCGCACCGTATTGGTATCATCAAGTCGTTTATCTCTTGTGAGAGAGGCGGGTTCCTTAAAGCTACCATCACTGGCTTAACTAATACGTTTAGGTTCAAGCACTCACGACCTTTGGTTAACCTACCCTCGGTGGACAAGCCTTACGGTCAAGACATTCGTGGCTGTTTGATAGCAAGGGACGGTATGACTTTGTGTGGTGCTGACATGGTTAGCTTAGAGGATACTACCAAGCGTCACTACATGCAGCCCCTTGACCCTGACTACGTTAACGACATGTCTAAGGAAGGGTTTGACCCTCACCTTGACCTTGCTAAGTTTGCTGGTGCTGTCACACAGGAAGACATTGACAAGCACAACTCTGGGGAAGTTAGCCTCAAAGCTTTACGGAAGAACTACAAGGTCGTTAACTATAGTGCCACGTATGGCGTAGGAGCCCCTAAGCTGGCACGTGAGACAGGTCTTACACAGACGGCAGCAGCTAACCTACTAGAAGCTTTCTGGGCTCGTAACTGGGCCGTACAGAGGGTAGCTAACAACGCTAAGGTTAGGGAGCTTATGGGTAAGTCGTGGATACAAAACCCTGTGTCAAAGTTCTGGCATGTGTTGCGTAGTGACAAGGACAGGTTCAGCACACTAAACCAAAGCACAGGTGTCTATTGCTTTGACACTTGGGTTAGCCACGTCAGAAAGGCTGGTGTTAAGATACTTGGACAGTTCCATGACGAGATCATTGCAGAAGTACCGAAAGGAGATGAGGCAAAACTAGCTAGTATGCTAAAAGATGCTATGAGCTATGCCAATGACAGTGTTAAGCTAAACCTTCCGTTAGGTATAGATCACTCTTTTGGTAAAAGTTATGCAGAAATACACTAAAGGGGGTTGAAAGACCCTTACTACCCACTATATAGTATATACACTCAACAAAGGAATGTAAAATGAGTAAAGCAAGAGTTATCGTAATGAACGGCTTCGTAGAGTATGCACGGGTCTTCAAAGAGAATATGGATAGCAACCCTGACTTCCACCCTACAGGGCAATTTAACATGAACTTCTATCCAGCCACCGAAGCAGACCTAGATATGTTCTGGGAAGCTGGCGTAGCAAAAGAGTTCCGAGGACACAAGCGTCTTAAAGACCCACGTAACGGTGATGGCTATGGTATCGGCCAGTACATTCGTCTCAAGCGTGACAACGTAAACCCTGTTGCAGAAGCACTGGGTGGCGCCCCACAGGTCGTTAACTGGTCAGGCGATGAGCTGACTAAGGGTGGTAACTGGGCGTTCACTGACGGCGAGCTGGGTAACGGTACTGAGGTTCGTGTCAAGGTCACTATCTATGGTGAGGGTGATCGTACAGGAAGCCGTGTAGATAAGATCGGTGTGGTCAAGTTGGTGCAGTACCAGTCAACTGTGTCAGAAGACGGTTTCTAGGTGAAGCTAATTACCCTTAGTCAAGAAGCATGGGGGCCTGACGATAATCGTGAGGCTTCCTATTCATCATCTAATGTAAACACAATTGAAGACTTCCTAGACCACTGTCAGAATGTGGCTAGGGTTGCTGGGTTCGGAGACTTAGCTATAGGCTCAAAGTATATGGGTGGAGAGGAAACATGGTCGCAGTTCTAAAGACTATCGTGGATGGCGACATAGTGGCATACCGTGCCGCCGCTCACAAAGTGGAAGACGAGAATGGTAAGCGTGAATGTACTGCGATAGAGGCCTTAGAGTATGCTAAGGCATTTATGAAAGAGATAATGGCAGAGTGTTCCTTCTACAATGAGGGGGGTGACTACTCTGTCTACCTAACTGGCAAGGGCAACTTCCGTTTCGATATTGCAAAGACTGCGGTCTACAAAGGAAACAGAAGTGATAAGCCTAAGCCTAGTATGTTACCAGTCGTTCGAAAGTACCTGACCGAAGAGTGGGGTGCTATTACCTCAGAGGGAGAAGAAGCAGACGATCTGATAGCTATAGATGCAGCTAACACTGGCTATCGTGCAGTTGTGGCTACCATTGACAAAGACATGCTGCAAATCAAAGGCCTTCACTACAACCTGACTAAGAAGACCTTTACCTATATGGACAGGTTTGACGGACTACACTGGTTCTACAAACAGATCCTGATGGGGGATGCTGCAGATAATATCAAGGGTCTATACAGAGTTGGCCCAGTTAAAGCGGAGGACATGCTAGTTCATTGCACTAATGAGAAGGAGTTGTATTACGCTGTAGTAGATCGGTATGACGGAGACGAAGAGAGGGTACTGGAAAATGCCCGACTACTGTGGTTAAGACGAACGGAGGGAGAGTTATGGGTTCCGCCGCAGCATCGAAAGCCAAAGGCCGCTTAGGTCAACAAGAGATAAGAGATAAGATACTGAAGACGTTCCCAACACTAGAACCTGACGATGTTAGGTCAACGGCTATGGGCCAACAGGGGGAAGACATTCAGTTAAGTCCAAGGGCAAGAAAGCTTATCCCTATCTCTGCTGAAGTAAAGCGCAGGAAGAACTTGAAGACTATCTATGACTTTGTTGACCAAGCCAAACAGGGTGGTGAGTATGAGCCAGTAGTTTTCTTTAGAGCAGACAGACAAGAGTGGCTAGTAATCACTAAACTAGATCACTATATGGAGTTAATACAAGGATGGAAAACATGAGTACACTACAAGAATTTACTAATATGTTAGCAGAAATGAAGAAGTCTAGTGTTGAACGAGCCTATCAACTCTACGTAATTGACCACTACATTAACCAGTCTGAGACCTAATGACCAACTACCATGATGACCACACGTTACGTGGTGTTGTGGAAGACTTTGGGCTACTTCAACTAATGTTAGACGCAGGTTTGACACATGATGAAGTAGCCCTTCACTTGCACCACACAGGCTTAATAGACTTAGACGAATACCTAGATGATAAGGAGTACTGAAATGATTACGCAAGATGATATAGACGCTTTCATGGAGGGTAACGATGATATCTCCATCGGCCAGTTTCCTATGTTTGCTGATGCTACGCCACAAGAGATGGTTACACAGTTCGTTGACCACATGGGTCAGCCTATGGACAAGGAGTATAAGCTGGGCTCAGACCTAGAAGACTTTAGGTTTACTCTGATACGTGAGGAGTTCTACGAGGTCGTAGATGAGACACAACCACACGCCAGACTGAAAGAGTTAGCTGATCTGTTGTATGTAGTATACGGCTATGCTGTTACCTTTGGCTGGGACTTAGACGAAGCCTTTAAGAGAGTTCATGAGTCCAACATGTCAAAGCTGGGTGAAGATGGTAAACCTACTAAAGACCAACACGGTAAGGTTATGAAGGGTCCAAACTATCAACCCCCTAACCTGAAAGACTTAGTATGAACTGGGTCACTAGGTACTGGAAATACTTACAGACTTGGCGGCTACACAGAGAGACCATCAAGCAACTAAACACTTTGCCTAACTCTATCCTAAAAGACATAGGCATTAACCGTGGTGACATTAATCGTATGATCTGGTTAGACGAAGACGTTATTCAACGAGGGAAGAACACAGATGAAAAGTAACTATCTACCAACAGACTATCAAACCTTTATTGCGACCAGTCGTTATGCTCGGTGGCTTGAGGGTCTGGGACGTCGAGAGACTTGGGGCGAGACAGTAAGTCGGTACATGACTAATATTGCTGGCAAGCACTTAAGTAATGACCCCGATACCATGCGTGATATCG